GAGAAAACACCCTGACCGAGGACGTGGGGGCGGCCCCCCGGGGCGCCCCCGAGGCCGCCAAGCGGCTGACGGAGGCGGGGGTGCTGCTGCCGTGCCCGATGTGCAAGGGCGATGAGATTTTAGTGCGAAGCGTAAGCGGCGCATTTGACAGCGGGAAAATAAGTACGAAAAAGTATACACAATGCCGTAGTTGTTTCTTGCAAACAACGTTTTACAACACTGAAAAAGAAACCCGCCTTGCCTGGAACACCCGCGCGCCGATTCTGAGCGCGGAGGAGATGGAGATGCTGGAGGGGGTGGGATGACGCGGGAAGACGCGGTTGAGATTCTGACGACAGCCAGGGAGATGTATCCTGGAAAATCGGTAATCAGGGACGCATTTACGCTGGCCCTCTCTGCCCTCCGCCCCGTCAGCCGGGAGCAGTTATCTGAGTTTAAGACTTGCGATCTGGTAGACGAACTAAGAAAGCGTGAGGGCGTAGAAACACACATCGCAGAGCCGTACCAAGATGTGACAGTCTCAGTAAACGGCCCTGCGGTGGTGCTGGTAGTTATAGATTAGACCCTGGAATATCCATACCTACCCTTGATAAATGAGTGGAAGTATTTTCCGTGGGACCCTGCGGACATGAGCCCAGCATATACAGACTGCGGGACACCGAAATAGGCGTAGGTGCCACCCTTATGAAATGAGATGTAGAGAGTCCCATTTTCATATCCGATACTGGCTATGTCCGTTGAGGAAACTGGATGCATGACCATGAAATCACCTCACTTTCCACGCAGTTAAATAATACTACACAGAATGGAGGATTTGTAGATATATGGGGAAAATCAGCCGGGAGCAGGTGGAGAAGATGTGGAGGGGAGAATGGAAACGGGATAAATGGCCCAGCGGAACACACCGAATTATTTGTAACAGATGTGGAGAATGGAACGGGAAAACTACAAACTTTTGCTCTCATTGCGGCGCTCCCATGACGGACGAGGCCGTGGATATGGTGATGGAGAGATTGGAGGCGTTGAAAGATGGACCGGAACAATAAAACTATTCAGTTAGCAAAGAAAGCTGCTGATGCATGGAGGAACACTGACACATATCGTCAAGCGGCTCAAATCATTGATATGCTGATCTCTGCATTGGAGGGAGATATTACCCTCACCCCGCCAAACGAGCCGCTGACCATCGAGCAGCTGCGAGGCATGGTAGGTCAATGGGTTTGGGTGGTGGTAAAATACGAGCACTGTACATGCGACGGGTGGGCGCTTGTTACTACACCTGCATTTCTTTCCTATCTTGATCAAACATTACCCATTGATTTTTATGGGCGGAAGTTTACAGCCTACCGCCGCCCGCCGGAGGGAGAGGAGGACACCTGATGAAATGCAAATTTGAGCATGATGGAGATTGTTGTAACTGTGGTTCTCAACAGTATATGTGCAAGTGCAAGCCGAAGATCTGCGGCAGCATAGTCCCAATAACCAACGCCGACCGCATCCGGGCCATGAGTGACGAGGAGATGGAAACAGAACTGCTACCTCTGTTTGAAGAACTATGCGAGGACGGGATCCCGAGCACGGATTATATGCGCTTCTGGCTCCAGCAGCCAGCAGAGGAGGACTCCTGATGGACATTGAGAAGCTGATTGTCAGCCTTAGATCCCCATCATGGCAGGATCTTGAGGACCCGGACGCACACCTTTTAGAAGATGCCGTCGAGGCCCTCTCCACGCTCCAGGACGAAAACAAGCGGCTGAAAAACAAATTGTCCGAATTGGCACACTTGCCGTGTGACGAGCCTGGGATCGGAGAGCGAACAAGGCTGATGGCCGAAAATGCAGAACTGCGGGCCGAACTGGAGCAGATGAAGCGGGAGAATGAGACCCTAAAAGATGCATTACAAAATTGGCACGAGGAGGTCTGACATGGAACGCGCAACACAGAAAGATGAACGCGGCTATTATCTTGTTGGGGATGGCATTTACAGTGATGAGGGAACTCCAGAGAAATTCCGGGGTGACGATGTTGACCGCCTCGCCGCCTACGAGGACACGGGGCTAGAGCTGGAAGACTTCAAGAGAACATTCACCGAGGACGCACCGCTAAAACTGACAGGGCAGCTTCTGGGCGTTATGCCTGACCGCCTCCGCGAACTGGCCCAGGCGGACAAGGAGGGCAGATGCTTTGTTTTCAGTTTTGGGCTCGGTTCAATTGCTTACAGGATTTGGGTGCATCCAAGTGGAAGCCCTGGATTTGTGACAGAACACAAGATGAGCACATTGAAGGACTTGATAAATGCAGAGACATGGGACAATGCCTATAGCACTCGCGCCGAGGCCGAGGCCGCACTAAGGAGGGAGCAGGATGGCTGATATTATGATGCTCATAGCCGCTGTTGAGTGAATAGTCTTGGGTATTCTTACCTTTTGGAAGCTTAGGGGATGGAACAAAAAAATAGATGAACTGTACGAGGATATGAAGAAACAGTGGGAGGCGGAGGAATGAAGGAATACATCGAGAGGGCGGCCGTGCTGAAAGTCCTGGAGGAATATTACTCTGGAGTAGATGAGCGACTACATATTGTCAAGGATATTACGTCTATCCCCACCGCCGACGTTGCGGAGGTCAGGCACGGGAGATGGATTTTTGAACCAGGAAAAATCCCGTATTGTTCGGAGTGCAAAGAGTACAGCGATGATGGAGACAAGGGTGCTACTTTCTGCCCGTGGTGCGGCACTCGCATGAACAAGGAGGCCGCTCATGACTAAGTGCTGCGCCACCTGCGCCTGGTACGAGGACTTCCAGGGCGTGTGCTTCAACGGGGATTCGCCGTATTGCGCCGACTTCACGGAGCCGGATCAGCGGTGCAGGGAGTGGGAAAGGAAGGAAGAAGATTATGTTAAAAAATAATCGCCCATTTACAAACGAAAATGGATTTATTGATGCAGGCTTGATAACAGATAAGGACCCAGAAGAAATGGAAGAGGTTTTCAAATGGATACACGAAAAACTAATACCAAGAAAGACCCACTTGACTGGGAGAAGCAGTTATGGAATAAAGCACATCTTAGAGAGAGACACTGGGATTTATTTAACAAACAATGAATTCAAGGACGCAATGTTACTATGCGGTTATTCTCCGGTTGACCCAAACGAATTGAATTGGGAATATTGCATTAGCAAAAAGTCACCAGCATTTGCTTCTAGGAAAGGTGTGTGAGGACTACGATGGAGTTTCGAAACCTTGAGACGGGGGAAGTGTTTGATGTCAGAACGGGTGTAGAAAGGTTTTGCTACGGAAAAGAGTGTGACACTTGCCCCATGTACAACAGATGCCCTAACGATTTTTGCAGTGAATGGGCTGTCGATCATCCCCACGAAGCCGCCCGCCTGATGGGTTATGAGGTGGTGGAGGATGAAAAGGAGGAAGCCAACATGGACAAGCCGAGAATTTGCGAGGTGCTGGGGGTTGAGCCGAAAGAGAAGTTTGACGCTGGCTCATACAAGGATGCCTATGTAGATTTGTATGGAACCATACGAACGAATATCGGTACGCTGATGGATGCTGACCAAGTGTGCAATATTATCAACCACCCCGACCGCATCATCCGCAAACCCCGCTTCACCCAGCAGGAGGTGGAATCAGCAAAGATAATTAGCGTGCTGTTCCCCGAAGCAACACACATTGAGCGGTTGCGAGGCAGTAATGCTTTAATTATAATTGGAGCCGACAATGGGTGGATTGCGAATATTGAAAACTCGCTATTCCAGGAAATCAAGTCAGGTCAGTCCGTCACCCTTGACGAGATCATCGGAGGTGTGGAATGAGTAAGCACTGGATAGATAATGGGGATTCATGGATTTGTCCAATTTGCGCACATGAAGAAGAAAACCCCAATAAATTTCCTAATTTTGAATGTCCAGTTTGTGGATTTCAGGACCCAAAAGATGCAAACAAGGACCAGCAGGTCAAAGCTGACGCAGGAAAGCCTCGCCCTACGCTCACTCCCGTCAGCCTGATTGATGCTGTGACAGCGGTCCGCATGTACGGAAACGAAAAGTATCACGACCCGGAGAACTGGCGGCAGGTGGAGCCGCAGCGTTACAGGGACGCACTCTACCGGCACTGGCTGGCCTATCTCAAGGGGGAGAAGTGCGATCAGGAAAGCGGCCTGCCTCACCTGTGGCATCTGGCTACAAACGCAGCATTTTTGATTGAGATGGAGGGATCAATCCACGACGGGGAGGGCGGACAGTGTGAGTGAGTGGATCAGCGTTGAGGAGAGGTTGCCGGAAATTGATGGCTGGTATCTGGTGTATGCCCCTAGATATTGGGGTAACAGCAAAATTTATGGACTTGATGGCCTTGCATATTCCAACTTTAAACACAACTACAAAGATCACTGGGGAATCGAAAGAGGAACGGGGAGAGGATGGCCTGGGATTGTCACCCACTGGATGCCCCTCCCCGACCCGCCGTAGGAGGGGGAGGAATTGACCAGTCAAGGAATAGAAAACTTCCTCTCCTATCTACGAGAGACCGAGCAGCGATACCATATGGCCGAAGCAGACGAGCAGGAAGCAAATAATGAGACGCAGGATATCCTACATAGCCTGGAGCTCCAAGATCATGACTATCACGATTTTGCTCGTCTATCAAAGGAGCTGAGAGGAGTCCGCCAGAAAAGACGGGCTGCAAAGGACATCATGAGTGAGACGGCCCCTGTGCTTTGCTGGATAGAGGAAAACCGGCCAACTATCAAAAGCATCGAACGACTTCTTGGTGATGTGCGGAAAGCTGAGAAGAGCACTGCCAATCGAATCTATACCCCCAGGACGAGGAGGGATAGCCCTTGAACGAGTTCCCGGAGAGGCTGAGGAGAATGAGAGAGTCTATGCGGCCAGTAAGGAGCATGACAGTTACATCGCAACTGATGGGGCTTCATCCTGATATGTTAAGGAGGTACGAGCGAGGAGAAGTGGAACCATCTATGGATGCCTTATACAAGATCGCAGACTATTATGGGGTCAGCACAGACTATTTGTTGGGGAGGACAAATTTCCCGTTTGTACACAGAATTTAACCTTTAATCATCTCAAAACAAGGAAGATAACCGCCCACAAAAGTGGGAGGAGAAACTTCATAGTATGCGACAATGGGAGCATGGGGGCATACCCTGTGCTCCCGATCTCTTTCTCCTTCCTACACCCGGCAGCAGGAGACCGACTGCCGGGGATATATGCCGCACGAGTGAATCAGCCCAAGAATCCGGGCCGGAGGGTCGCCCCCTCCATGCGGCAAAGTAAGCTGTCTCAAAGTACACGAGGCTGACTGTGGAAAGACACTATACCGGCAACCCAAGAGCGTCTAACGGGCCCGGAGAAGGTACTTGACGCCCGCCTGTCATGGAGGCGGAAGCGGCGGCAGCTATGACCTGCCCCGGTGGTTCGGCCCAGCGGCGATAAAGCCACTGTATTCTAGATGGCTGGACCATAAAGCGCTATCCCGCTGAAAACTGCCGTGTTTGCCTGTGCACGGGCCTCCCAAATATGGCGTGACAATCTAAGCGGAAGCGCACATATGCCTCTCCTCGCCGCATGAGGCGGGCGGTGGCACCATTGAGCGGTGGCGGAATAGGTAGACGCTGACTGGTAGGGGGACACACTCGGTGGAAGTCCGGGGGGCCTGGTGGTTAGGTAAACACGCCCTATGGAACCACGCTGTGAGGTGCAAATCCTCACCCGCTCAAACAATATACGGGTGTAGCTCAATGGAGAGCGCCGGATTCCAAATTCGGAGGTTGGGGGAACAGATCCTTCCACCCGTGCCAGGGCGCAAGTCCTGACAGAGTTTCTTGGCGAAAGGCAAGTGAGCAAAGCCGAAAAACTCACAACATACCCCGAAAGGGGTATATATGCCGTGCCGCAGTCGCATGAGACGGGGGCGGGATCAAAAGTTTTTACATGAGGTGGTGAGCATGGCTGCACGGCTGACAGATAAGCAGAAGAAGAAAATCATTGCTGACTATGTGCAGCTGGGCAGTTATAACGCTGTTTCGAAGATCAACGGTGTATCCGCTACCACGGTCAAGAACATTGTTTTGAAAAGTGCGGATTTTGTGGAAAAGTGTGAACAGAAAAAAGACGAGAACACCGCCGATATTCTGGCCTACATGGAGAGCCGACGAAAGCAAGTTTGCGACATTATAGAGATTGGGCTTGCTGTGCTCCCAGAAAAAATCCAGACGGCAAAAACAGCTTCTGAAGTTACGACAGCTTTAGGCACACTAATTGATAAATTCACGGCGAATACAGAGCCAAAGCAGGATATCCACCCACTGTTGCGTGACATGTACGAATCGAGGAAATAATGAGCCTTTCCGCAAAGCAAATAGATTTTCTGAATCGCCCATTTGACCGGACGTTGGATGTGGCGGAGGGAACGCCCAGAAGCGGCAAGACCACGGCCTGCATCCTGCGATTCTATGACTTCTTGAACACCTCCAAGGACAGCAATTTCCTGGTGGTCGGCGCATCACAGCAGCAGGCGTTTCGGTTGGTCATGGATGGTGATGGAAATGGCCTGATTCACTTGTTTGGAAGGCAAGCGAACTTGAAGCATGATGACCATGGGGACCACCTGGAGGCTCTGACCTGTTCCGGCGTAAAGAAGATCTATTACAAGGGCGGAGCCAAGGCGGACAGCGACAAGGCTATACGTGGACTCTCTCTGGGTGGAGTGTACTTCTGCGAAATCGATATTCTCCACATGAACATGATACAGGAGTGTTTCCGAAGGACATATGCCGCGCATATCCGATGGCACCTGGCTGACCTGAACCCACCCGCGCCCATGCATCCAGTTATTACAGACGTGTTCGATGTGCAGGACACTCGCTGGACGAATTGGACAGTAGACGATAACCCGATTATTACGCCGGAACGAAAAGAAGAGTTACGCCGAACGTTGGAAAGAAACCCATACCTTTATCAACGGGACTGGCTTGGAGAACGCTGTATCCCGCAGGGTGTGATTTACTCTATGTTCGACCCAAAGAAGCACATCTTGCCCCGGCTGCCGGATGATGCCCACCCTATTGAGATGTACTTTTCCGGAGACGGTGGTCTAACGGACGCCACAAGTGTGTCATGCAACTTGGTTTGCCGCACAAAGAAGGGACTGGCTCTGTATCGTGTAGCAGGATGGTATTATGACGGAGGCAACAAGGCCATGAGCGTGCAGGCAAGAGAGCTCGCCGGTAAGTTCGCTCCATATTGCCGTGATCGCTGGAATATGAGAGAGGACGCATGGTATATCGACCCAGCATGTAAGGCGCTTCGCAAGGAGTTGGAACTATACGGGATTGACGCACTCAATGCAGACAACAATGGTCACGATGTTAGAGGCGGTCGAAAGGGAATCCAGGTAGGAATTGAGTACGCCCAAAACATGATCCAGGATGGACGATTTTTCTTAGTGGAAAATGAAGAATATGGACATTTGGATTTTCTGAAGGAAATCGGGATGTACTGTGTAGATGAACATGGGAATCCGGTAGACGCCTACAATCACGCAATGGACGAGCTTCGGTACTCCATAAACCACTTTGTTAAGCAGTATATGTACTAAGGAGGTGTGACCTACGGGATTTGTAAAGAACATTCTGCTCTACCTGGCTCAGAAGGTAGGGTTAGAGTTGCAGGACAAGCCCATATATCGGGATGATTACAGCGATATGGGGAATATCTCCGTGACGGCAGTTATTGCAAACAAGGTGGCAACATTAGCCATGCAGGACAGCACCATCACCATTGAGGGAGAGAGCGCACGAGCGAAATTTCTGCAAGGTTTTCTGGATTACTATCTGGGCGATCGAATGGATGTAGCGGCGGAGGTGGCCCTGGGAACTGGAGACTGCATCGTGAAGCCATATACCGATGGAAAGCGCTTGGGCGTAGATATCGTGAAAAATGGGGACTTTGCTGTATGCGAGTCCATTGGAAACGATATTCTTTCCTGTATTTTGAAGGTCGGAGAGATCAAAAACGAGTCCGGCCTATATCAGCGGTACGAGATTCAGATGGTCAAAGAGGCGCAGACTGAGAGCGGACAGGAGACCAGCGCGCTCATCATTCGGAATGTAGCCTTTAAAGGTTCGAGCGAGATCGGACTAGAGCAAGTACCAGCTTGGAAGGACATTCCAGAGGAACAGATCATTTCCAACGTGGACCGCCCGCTGTTTGGCCGGTATAAGTCGCCCGCAGTCAACCGAGCAGACGTGAACGGCGTAAATGGTGTGAAGATCACAGCTGGTGTGGATGGTCCTATGGCAAAAGCCGTGGAGGCGTATGAGCGATTTAACCGGGAGTACAGCGCCAAGGAGACCATGATTTTTGCGGACAAAACCTTGTTGACAAAGGACGAAAACGGAAATGTTGTGTTTCCGCAGGAAAAGCGACGTTTTCTCCAAATGATGCGGGGAGTTGGAGACAATACAAATCCTGGGAAGCTGATTCAGGAGTTTTCTCCCGAGATACGTGGAACCGACTTGGAGGTTGGGATCACAGTCAATAACAAAATGGTCGAGCTTCTGTGCGGCCTCTCTCCCGGAATCTTGACTCCGCCTACTACGTCCTATGCTACAGCCACGGAAATGAGGGCGGCTCTCAATTCTACCTTCGCAGTCATCACTAAGTTTCGCCGGGCGCTGGAACGGGGGACGGATGACCTGCTCCGGGCGGTAGATGTGATCGCGAACTATAATAATTTGGCTCCAATCGGGGATTGGGATACACAATACGATTGGTCCGCTTCTTATATTGAGCAGCTGAATGAACACTTCAATCAGCTGACGGTGGCCGAGGGAATTGGTGCCGTGGATAAGGCGGAGGTCCGAGCTTGGATGATGGATGAGGACTACGAGACCGCAAAGGCCAGAGTAGAGGAGATCGCAGAGGAGACTGGAAGCCAGTACATGGAGGGGGCGGCTGTTCAGCCGGTGATAAATGAGCCGACTGCTGAATGAATCTTGGCTGGAGGGCCTGCCGGACAACATTGTTTCAAACCTTGAAGCATTAAACAACTATGTGGTCCAGAGAATTTGTGAGCGAATTAAAAAGATTGGAGACATAGGGGCAGCAGATGCCAATCGGCTGAAAACTGCCATTGAGTATGCGGGGGCGGACCTCAAGGCCATTGAGAAAGAGGTGGCTCGCATTATGGGCATGAATCAGCAGGAAGTGGAAAGGCTGTTCGAGGAGGTGGCGGAAGAAAATGTGGAGTTTGCCAATACATACTACAGGGCCAAAAATATGGATACGCTCCAGAGCTACACCTCCCGGTCGGCGCTGTCCTCCTTTGTAGAGGCCGCAATGCGTCAGGCCATGGACGGGACTTCCAATATCTCAAACACTTATATGGTCGGATTTAAGCGTGGGAAACAGACTGTCCCATTGCGAGAATACTATATATCCACCATTGACCGGGCTATCACTTATGTACAGACCGGAGTAGTTGATTATCAGAGCGCCATGCGCTCAACAGTCAAGGAGATGGCCAGAAGCGGACTGCGCCGGGTGAGCTGGGAAAGCGGATACTCCCGCCGCCTGGATTCCTCCGCCCGCATGAATATCCTGGAGGGTGTTCGGCGTCTCAACAGTCAAATGATGGAGGAGACTGGGCGAGAGTTTGGAGCCGATGGTGTGGAGATCTCCGCCCACGGCCTCTGCGCCCCCGACCACCGCCACATCCAGGGACGGCAGTTCTCCCAAGAAGAGGGGGGGGGCCTCCCACCCCGCCC